TCAGCGGTCCAGACCAACCAACCTTGTGTTCCAAGCCCTTTCTGAATAAGCATATCCGGGGCTTGACCCATTCCGTGACCAACAGTGTAGTCGCCGGAAGTATTCGTATGCTTGATGATGGCAAAGCCATTATGGTCGGCAACGGATACTGTGCTGGACGCTGAGCCGTCAGTGTTGCTTGAGCCGGAACCGCCAGCCTTTAAGAACCATGCAACGTGTTCTGTGCTGGCCTTATTCCAACGGTCATTGGCTGCGGATATGCTAAACCCGCCACTTGTGGCCGATAAATATGAATTAGCATTTTCGGCGTATGCCTCGTCGGAGTTGACGTAATTATCAAAGCCGCGAACAGCATCAACGATTTGATGGTTTTCAACAGCATCACGCGGCTTGCCCCATGCAAAGTCGGGTGTCCAAGCCGTTCCGGCACCGTCCGTCAATCCGGTAACGGTTCGTGGGTAACTGTTATCACCGGACCATGTGAGGGTGCCGAAATAAGCTGACGGATCGGTGACGGTCGGGGCCGGGAAGTTGGCGGTGTAAAGGTCTTTGAAGGTCGTAGCATTGCTTGGGCTATCTTCCCAAGTCGCGCTGTCGGCCCGCATGGTGACGGTATCGGTGCCACTGCCACGATTGCCAACAACAAAGACGGCCCGTTCAGGCAAGTTCGTGAAGATCGCGCCAGTGCCGCCGTCTGGGTCGCCGCTGTTTTCCCAGGTGCCGTTCTTGGCAATCCACATTTTGTTGGAGCCAGCGCCCTGATCCATGTCGATGGCAATGGTTAGACGGTCGGTTGCCGTCCAAGTGCTTAGGGATTGGTTTGTGCCGGGGTCACCTTGACCGTCACCATCAACTGTGTAGCCGGTCGAGGGCTTGATAACCCAAGTCCCATGATCGCCAGCAATGTCATTGCCACTATCCCACGGCTTGAACGGGGTCGATGCGGTTTGCGTTTCCATACCCCACACGCCGAGCCAAAGCCCAGCGGTAACAGCGTCGATTTCGAACTCGCATATCCACTTGCCGCTGGATACCGCAATAATTCCAGTTGCCGCATCGCCGCTGCCACTGGCGTCCGACCAAGTGTTGTTTCCATTAGAAAACGTCGAGCCGTTGCCACCAGAACTAGCTGGGTTCCAGTTGTTGAAGTTCCCATACCCATTCGTCGCATCATCCGCCGGATTGTCGTTTGTGGCATTGGCGCTGGACATGCTGTTGACGGTGAAGTTGTTGCCGTTTCCGCTGGCGTCAGTGCCAAGTGCGGCGCTGTTTGCGAAGTCCAGCCAAAAGCCGTTGGTGCCAAACGTCAAGCCGGAAGGATCAATCGGAACCCAGTTGCCGTTGGCGTCGAACTTGCCAAGGTCAGTTACCGCCGCCGCAACACCGTCGAGGTAGATAACCTCAGCCATATAGCCTTCATAATATGCAGTCGGTGCGCCGCCGCCGAAGTCCCTGCCGATCTGGATGGCGATGGCTCGGCCCCATGCCATATCTTCATTCAATGTCGGGTTGCTGGCTCGGTTATCAGTCGCAAAAGCAGTAACCTCAACGCCGTTTACATACAGTTTGAGGCGGTTAGTAGCGGTTCCATCTGTCGTGTCACAGACCCCGACAACGTGCATCCATGCAGTAGAATCACGATGGTATGCGCTAGTGACCAATACGTTAGTCGTCGGGAACGCCCCATGCTGGAGAGCGCCATTCGTTGTGAAGCGCAACGCCATGTTATCGCTGTCGGCGGTTCCAGTGGTTCCACAAGACATGATGTTATCGAACGTAGGAAGGTTAGGCTTCACCCAAGCCGAGAGCGTAAAGGTACGTTGGCTATCGCCAGCACCACTTGGCGTCCAAGTCAGATAATCCGCGCTGCCATCCAGCCAGATCGCGCCCGCCGGGACGTAGCCGCCGGTTGAGAATGACAGAAAGCCAAGCGGCGCAACGTGCAGCATCAGCTTACTCCGCCGTGATTACCAATCAGCAGCCATGTGTCTGTTGCAATCTTTAAGCAAGACGCCGCCGCGTACTGCGCCGCAATAGCGCCGCCCGTGGTTGGGCTTGCAACGCCGTTGAGCGTCACGCCGGATGCTCCAGTGATGGTCGTTGTCCCTGCGCCAAGCATGACCACGTCAATGCGGTCGCCGACGCTGAACGCCACAGAAGCGTTCGTTGGGATCGTAAGCGTGTTGGCACTGGTGTTGTTCATCGTCACCGTTTTGAACGCATCGCCAATGATCAAAGTGTAACTCGTCCCGCTTTGCGCATTGACGCCACCCTGGATTTTAGCTGGCGTGATGCCGTCATCCTTAACCGCAAACGTAGAGCCAGTCTTGGTGATAGTTGTTTCGTCAGCAAGGGTTTGGCTTTGGATCGTCGCAATCCAATTGTCGGGCGTGTTGTCGTCGGCAATCAGCAGTACAACTTCAGTGTCCTGCGTCAGCGTGTAGCTGGTGCCGCCGTTAATCGTGTCAGTGCCGTCGCGCACAAAAGAAACGCTGTTCGACGCGCCAACCTTCTGGAACCCAAATCGCGTCCCCTCGTCCGTACCAATTGCCGGGAGGTTGATTGTGATGTTTCCGCCGCTGGTGTCGCACAGATAATAGGTGCCGTTGTTGGCGATCTCGACATCAGTTGTGCCGGTCGTCAGCGTGGTAACGGTGCCGTAAAGATTGCCAGAAGCAGCAGCGGCGGCGGCAGCGGCAGATGCAGCAGCAGCGATAGCCTGGGCAGACGCCTTCGCCGAATAGTGCTTGGCGCTGTACTCGGAGCCGTCTACCAGATCGTCCTCGGCAGCAGTCGCCCATTCTTTGGCTGCACCAGCAGACGCCGTATCGGTGACGCCCGTGCCACCAATGGCCCAAGCCTTTGAACTATAATCGGTGCTTTGGACAATGCCATCAGTCTTAACAGCCCAATCCTGGGTATTAGTCTCACTGGTAGATGCGTTAGAAGCCGAGGTAGAGGCAGCACTTGCACTGGCACTGGCTTTGGCAGCATGATGCAGGGAAGAGTATTCAGTGGAGCCATCACCACCAGCTGCAACACTGACAAGAGAATCTTCAGCTTTGTTGGCCCACTCTTCAGCGTATCCAACAATATCATTCAGACTGATCCCACCACTGATACCCAAAGAACCCACATTGAGGAGATCATTACCATTGAGGTCAATGTCTGCACTCATGGTATTAGGGGTGGTGCCATCCCTAGAAAGGGTGTTCTCCAGTGCTGCCTCAATCAAAGTATTGTTAGCATTGATTGCCGAGACAGCAGAAGTTTCGTTTGAGGCCAGTTGGGTTAAGTCAGTGAGGGTAAGTTTTGCCATGTCTAGGTCACATCTATCTCAAAAGTAAAGGTTGCTTTGACTGTCCCAGTGGAGCCACCATCACTGATGATTTCAATAGCCTGTCCAGCAGTCAGAGTATTAGCCCCTGAGGGTGTGGACGAATCAATATCCCCTGCTGCACTACCGCTCTGGGTGATGGTGATGCCACCACTGGTCACTGCTGTACCCGCAATTTCAAAGGAGAAGTTACAGTCTGCACCAGTGATAGCTTCATGGAGGACACACCAAATTTTTTGGATGTCACCGGCCAGAGGGCAAACAACCCACTCCGAGGCGGCAGTGGAGATATCAGTGAATGTATGGGTAAAGGTAATGAAGTTATTATTTTTGATTGAGGATGTATTGATTGAGTCTGCGTCGATCTTTTCCCAGGTCCCAGAACCAGCACCATTAGCTACGTAGACTGTGTGTTGGCTGGCACCGGCAACCCCTTTAGGTTCATGGAGTGAGGCACCTGTCATATCTTTATGGTTGACGGTCATACTGTTCCCTCAGGGTTATGGTGGAAGAACTGGGGAGAGACTCGTAAGCCCCTCCCCAGGTCCTAGTTAGTTCTGGGTGTACTCGATCACCAAGTCAGCTTCACCCGCTGTAAACGCAGCTGTCCCGTAGGAGTAGCTGACGTAGAGCGGACGATCACCTGTACCGGCGAGAGCGCCAGCACCAGAACCCACCTTGGCGCCATCACAAGCGATTTGGTCACCATCGGCATCGATGGCGGTGATCGCAATGGCAGAGTCGATACCATCGGCATCATTCACCGAGAAGGTACCGTCACCATCATCATTCCACAGACCAATTGTCAGGGTGGCAGCACCCGTCGAAGTGAAAGCCGTGCGGACGTGAAGGGTGGCAGCAACAATGTGCGCACCATCCGGAATGCCAGCAACAGGGTGAGTGCTGACCAGACCATCCGAAGACGGCACCGAAGTGCCAGTGATCTTCGTCACATGCTGGTGAGTGTTACCCATGGTGCTGAGACGGCCCTCTTTGTGAGCCGTGGCTTTTTCCAGACCGAAACGGACATTGAGACCGTCAGAGTTAGTCCAGTATTCATTCGTACCCATGATTAATATCCTCCTTAAACTTGGTCTGTGTCAGACAAGACACAAACAAGGTTTTCCGGACGGTACAGCTTGACACCCCAGCGAGCCGTGGTAACGTACTCTTCACGCTGGAAGTCTTTGTTGTACTCGGAATCAACCATCGGCATCTGACGCCATGCACCAACAAAGGGCAGGACATCCGAAGCAGCCGAGAAGAACAGGTTGGCTTTGCCAGCAGCTGTCGTAACCGAGTCAACGGTTTCGTTAGCATCAGCCAAGTAGTTGCTGGTGTAAACGTCAAAGCCATACACGTTCTTCACAAACTTCATCCCAGTAGCGATACCGTCACTAACGATACCTTCCCAACGCGGGTTGTTGCTGACGTTGGTAATGTTCGTCAAGGTGTTGATAGTGTACTCAACAGACGGATCAACGATAGCCACCAAGTTCGTATCGGGAACGTTAGCTTTCTTCAGGCTGTAACGAGCCTTAGCGAAGTCAGCAACTGCGAAGACTTCGTTCGTACCCGAAGCAACAAAGCGATGCGGGGCACCGTTAATGTTGTTCAGGTCCGAAGCAGTCTGTTCCGACTGAAGACCCAGGATGTCAGTCTCGACAGCTTCAAGAATCGCACGACCCTGCTTCGGGACAAAGGACGAAATCAGCTGGCTCATGTAGAAACCATCCTGCTTCGCCTTATTCGTGATGTAGTGAGCCGAGGACTTGTACTGGTCAATCGTGAACTGGAATTCACCAGTGTCGAGCGCCCGATACTTAACAGCCTCGTTCTCATTGTAGTCGTCTGTCACTGCCTGACCAACAGACGGAATGGTGAATGTGTCCCCGTCAGGGAATTCATTCATCCAGTTAACATAGGTCGTAGCCTGAAGTTCGTCTTCCAGAACCTCTTTCAGCTGACTCGACCAGATTTCCGAGCGGATAAGATGCCCAGAGTTACCGGTTTCCATAGCCATTGTTTTATTTCCTCATAGCTAGATTAACGTTTGTAAAAGCCATCATGGCCTTTCTCTTCTCGCATTTTAAACAGCTTTTGCTGGACTGCTGGTTTGAAGTATTCTTTGGGATTTGACCTCCGAAGTTGTTCGAAATAATCCCATGTCCCTTCTTCAAGTTGCGATCCACTGTTCATAGTTTGCACAGCCTCAGTACGGGTCGTACCAACTGTAGGAGCAGGGGTTTGTCCACTCTTGCTTCCTTGAGATACACCAATCGCATTGAAGAACATCTCAGGTGAAGTTGCTGCAATCTCTGCCAGTTTGTCTACAGTGACTCCCATCTGGAGAGCCTTCTGTTGGACTACTTCGGCGGCTTTATCGGCCCCATACAGTTCTTTCATCTTTTGGTCAACAGTTAGAATATTCTGTTGAGCTTTTGTCTGAGAGTCCTTCTTCTCAATGGTGTTAGAGATAAGCTGAGAGAGCTTCTCTTCATCTAGCTGAGGAGTGGTATGCTCCTGGGCTTTTTGAATCTGAGATTGCTGTTCCGCAGTTTCCCTCTTGATTTGCTGAATCATTTCTTCTGCGGTAAGTCTTTTGTCAAGTTCACCACGTAGTTCAGCCATTTCTTCTTCTAATTTTTTAATGTAATCGTTCCCGTGAATGGCCCCTTTTGCAAGTTGTTCGATATCGGAGTACTTCTTACCTTCCCCTACAACCTTACTAAGGTAACCTTCTTCCTCTTTGGTTTCTTCAGTATTGAACACATCAGACATTGTCTGTCTCTCCTGTGGTTAAGTCGGTCAACTTAAGAATTTCCAAGTAAGCACGGAGTTGTCCGTTCCGATCTGCTTGCTTGTATGCCCACCCAGCCTCTTCGTAATCATCGAATGGGGGGCAGTCAAGGGCGTCGACTTTTTGATTTATGATATCTGTCAGACGCTCTAAGACAGATGCTGAATTCCTCACATAACTTTCAAAATCTTTTCGTTTCTCAGGGTCTTTGAGATGGGAAGACCAACGTATAATCAAGTTTGGAATCCTTTCTTATTTTGTTATCTGCTTACATTATAGCATATCCTGGTAGGGATGTCAACCTATTTATACAGGAGGAGGATTACCAGGCATGGCATCACTCACTACCTGTTCCTCATCAAGGGTCTGTTGCCCAGCATTCATCATACGTTGTGTCTCCATCTGTTCTGCCACACGGATGTTAGGTTGAACAAGATTAAACTTCTCAATATCCAGAAGCTCCTCAATAGTCTGAGCCATCTTAACACCGGACACATGGACAGAGACAGCAGGGTCTTGTCCCACAGCCGAGTTCATCAGGTTAACCAGATTCTGGAATTGGTTGGCTCTGGCAGCAAAGTGCCTGGCACCAACAGGTCTGATTTTACCACGGGCTGCAAGGTCCTCTGGGGTGATATTTTCAAACAAGGCAGCACCGAACTCGTCATCTACAACACGGACGATATCGCTGATCTCCATGTTACGACGGGCAAGCTCAAGCATATCATTCAACAGAGGCTCAAGGAAGTTACGTTCAAAGTAAGCTACTTTGTTATGGAACACCCTAGAGGATGCGTTGTCCAGTGTCTGTACTTCAAAGGCTGTCTTTTCCCCTGGTGTGCGGATACCCATGGCCTGACGTGGGGCACCGGCCATCTCTTCCATCTTATTTTCCAGAAGCTGAATCTGCATATCAGCATTCAGGGCAGTGGTGTCAGGACGGATCATGTCTACATCACCATCTTCCCCTACAAAGATTTTCTCCCCAGGGCCATAATTAAAATCTTCTACAAATCCCCTGACCTTCATAACCGGATGGGCAATCAGATCAAAGACATCAGCTTTCAGATTTTCAAGATGGTCAATACGGTACTGCATCCCCACCAGATTATCCAGGGGTCCCATGGCGTATAGGTTATCAGGACGAAGACGCCAACCAGCATGACGGATAGAGTTACCACGCCAGCTAGGGTTGGGGATGTCACGGATTACTTTCATCCTGTCAATGATGGTGATGATACGGTTCTTCTTCAGTTCACCTTTGTCAACGTCATAGATATCACCATGGAGTTCAATCAACTCAACATAACCTGAGTTGTAGTAGTCCACGATATTACCGAATCCGTCAATCTGGTACCCTTCAGATTTATGGAAATCCGTCACAGACATACCTTGGAAGTTACGACGAGTATTCGAAACCATGTTGAAAACTTCCTCTAGATACCCCCACTCAGGATGGTCTTGGATATCGGCAGCAAGCTCACCAAGGGATTTCATGGTGCGAATAATCTTCGGGGAGTATTCGATAGATTGTGCAGTGGGGTTGATCAAAATGTCATAAGGGCTGAGACGAATTGCTTTCGGACCAACATACCCTGGAATCAACTCACCTGTTTCATCATCTGTACGGGTTTCATTAACATACTCGGATGTTCCGAAGACGTTGCCGTAATCGATGAAGTCATAGATCAATCCACTGACAATGTTAATGAAGTTACTCTGCCTGAGTTTATTTTTCATATAAGCCAGAATTACTTTACGTTTTTCCTCAGCCTCAGAGTCTTCATCGTCGCCTTCCCACACCAGCCAATCATCATTGGGGAACAAAGCTGCCATGTAGTTGGCATGGAGGTTATCCCTCAGTTGAGCCAATTTTGGGGTGGTGGTGGAGTTCTTCCACGGCAGAGTGGCGTTGGTTGTTTTGGTTGTGTCAGTGGCGAAGAGGTAGTTCCTGAGTTCCTTCTTCTCCTCTACCCAACTACGACGATACTTTTCAAAGTCCAGAAACTTATTGGCAACAGCCGTGGCTATTGCATCAGGAGTCCCGATGAACTCTTCAAAATCTACAGTACGGCCAGCCATCAGATTGTTGCACTCTCTGTATCTACACCCATACCATCAGGGTCACCACCGGCAGAATCATTTCCACCTGGGTCATAACCAATCTGTTGGGCAACCTCAGGTGAGATAGAAGGCGCAGGACCACGGCTATTCAAAGTCTGTTCCTGTTGTGTTTGTTTATCCCCACGGAGGGTATCAACCGCTTCATCCACCGTCTTGGCGATAGAGCCTCTGGTCGAGCGTCCAGCCTTTTGGGCTTCTTCACCAAACAAACCCATCTCAGAACCCCACATTGACAAGAAGGGGCCTGTTGCGATAGCCCCCACAAACTGCCCAAAGGAACCAACCGAACCCGCAGACGGTGGTGTTCCCCCTGCATTGTCCTCTGAGGGGTTGTATCCCGGCAGACGGGTGGGTGTTGAGGTCAACTTAACCGGGGCTGTGGTTGCCCCTGTCACTATTGTGGTTGGAATCGAAGGACGCTGTACAAAACGGTTTGTACTCTGAGGCCCTGACTGTTCGGTCTTGTATGTTCGCTTAGGCATGACGTGCTGCTACTCCTCCAAATCTGGTATTATACACAATGTTATTTCGGTTTGCCTGTTGTCTGGATGCAGACTGAGACGGCATCACAGCAATATCAATGGCAGAAGACAAGGCATCTTTCACATCATCATGTGGAGGATACTCTTGTATAAGTTCATCTTCCAGAATCTGACAGTTGCCACCTTGATAGTGCCAGACACTTAGGTTGTCATATCGTGGTTCAAGAATAGCCCTGATACGTTCTTCTTTCGAACCTTGGTGACGGGTTGGGGAATGTTCATCAATGGACAAAGACAAACCATTGGGACGGATGTAACTGGACTTGAGTTCAGTCACAATGGCTTTCTGCGCTGCTGTTACCTCGGCCCTCAGTTTTCTGAAATCCCATTTGACATGCATCCTTAAGATGGCATCATAGTAATCACTGATTCTGTCTGTTTTGAATCGGTCAATGTCAAGGACGTAGTAGTTTCCATAAGCATCAACCCCTACAACAACAATGGCAGAGGAATCAGCTTTCTTATTCAAGGAATAGGCGAAGTCAATGGCAGCGAAGATATTCAGCCTATTCCCTTTAAAGAACCAATGACCTTGTGTTCGGGTAAGGTGAGACTTCTCATAGTACTGGAACTTATCTGGATTGATCCCTACACCGTCAGGGTTGTTGGGGCTGTTGTAGTACTGGGCAAAGAATTGTGTCTTATCCAGATACTTTCCACGCTTCTGTGACAGAATCTTCCTGTCGAAACCAAACCACTTACCATCTTCCCTTTGTTGCCTGGGCCAACAAAATTCCCCTGTACCATCCCCCCTGTCTTCTACCTGTTTCTCAAACTTCTCATAGATAGGTTCGTAGTCGATGATGTTCCCCTCATCATCAAAGATTTCTTCTTGCATCTCCATCAGATCGTTATACAGGTCCTTGGCATGGTATCGTGTACCCACAACCCATTCCTGTGCATCTGCACCTTCAATTGAGGAAAGAAGGGAATATTGTGACTTAACCTTATTTCTCCCTTCTTCGGTGTAGGCGTTTTCGTATACAACCACATCATCCATCACAGCCACATCACAATGTAGTCCGGTGATGGATGTAGTGAGGCCAGCAGTGAAGATACTGGGGTCACGGACTCCTTCAGTTTTACGGAGTGGGTGGTCAAGGGAGATTTCAGAGTTTGTCCATTTCTCCCGCTTACCTTCCTCCTCGTTAACCATCTCAGGCCAGTACCGACTGTATATCTTGGAAGTGAGGATATCTTTGATGAACTTAAGTTGCTTCTCTGCCAGGTTAGATGTGGAGGAGATATACAGTACACGGTGGTCTGGATGTTTTGTCAGGTACCATGCAACCCTGTACGCAATCATCCTACTCTTCTGATGATCCCGTGGAAGGAGGGTAAGTTGAAAATTCTTAGAGTCGTGCCGTGTCCACCATTGACATAGTTCCTTGTGTACATGACCAAGGACAGTTTGTGGTGAGACAAGACGGATGAATGAGACTAGGTCCCTTTCAGCGGCTTCTCTGATTTCTTCAACAGATGCCATGGTTGGTTATTCTTTATCCCCGGCGAGAAGAGTAAGACCAAGCCGTTGAGCATCCTCACCAATCTCGGCATCGACTTTGGCGGCAATCTTACGTTCACGTTCTACTTCCTCCTTGGAGGGACGTCCACGTTTCGATGCGGATTCCTTCCACTCTCCTTTGGCCAGAAACTTGGCGGCGTTGAACGGATTCTTTGCTTGCTGGGCTTCTGTGGCGATGGCTCTGATGCCGTCTGATCTTAGTTTGACTTCAAGCTCAATAGGCCAATCCTCGATGTATTTATAGATGGCTTTGGCAGCTTTAATCTTGAGCCAATGTTTGTACGAACCGAAAGCTTGCATGGCGAACTCGTACTCAGTGGGATCACCAATCTCCATGTACAGATTCTTCAAAGATGGGAGTGTTCCTTGTGGGTCTTCGTCTTGTAGACTCCAGAGGGGTTCCATCTCAGAAAGGTAGAACTCACGGAATAGGGACATGGTCCTGTACCTATTCATTTTATCCTTTAGATAGGGTTTATGCTCTGGGTACAGCATCTAGGCTTTCACATCCTTTTTAGGATCATAGATAACCATGGTGTAGTAAACATTTTCGTTTGTTGTCTGGAGATCGACAAGGTAAACCATGATCCCGTCTGTGTCTTTTTTCATGTCAATGACAGACTTAATCTGTACCACAACATGTCCTGTGGGGACACACATACCTGAGGCAAGGTACGCTTTGAGTTTCTGTTGAAAAAGAAGTTTCTCACTTTTCATCCCCACCACAGAGAGAAGTTCACGTCCAGTCTCTTCAGTCTTAC